GCCGCTTTTGCTTTATCACCGCCTTTTCTATATAAGGTTACAGCTTCTTGATAACTAAAGTTTAGACGTTTTGCTTCATCTTCAGCTTCACGTATGTCACCTCTCGCTTCGTACTCTTCAAATTTTAACAAAGAGTGTGCTGCCTGAGCCTCTCTAACATTTGCTGTTGCAACCCACTCGTCGTGACGTTGCTGACTATTTTCAGCAGATTGAGCTACTCTCTTATCAGTAGCTACTTGACGAGCTATCGTGTCTGATAATTGACCTACAGCCGTCTGCTGAGAAAAGCTAAGATCTTTAGCAGCTTGATTCATCTCTTGTTGGAGAGAAGCTACTTTAGCTGCTTTTTGTTGCGGAGGCATTCCGTCATCTTTTAAAGTAGATCGTAAAGTGTCTGATAGTTTGTTTATCTTAGCTGCAGCAGTTTTCTGAGCTTGTGTGTCCATGTCCTGCTGTATAGTCTTAAAAGTACTACGTACTTCTTTAGCCGCTTCTTGGTTTTCTGATATTAAGCTAGCATAAGATCCACGAGCTTCTTCAAGCATTTCATCAGTAAGCTCACCAGAAGCCGCCATTTGCTCAAGACCAAACAAACCTTTTTCTAAGGCGGCAGCTTTTTTCTTTTTCTCTTTTCTTTTCCTCGCTCCCGGAATATCTCCAATAGCCGCACCCAAGTCAAACATCCCTTGAGAAAAACTAGGCTGTAATAAACCTTGTAAAAATGTTTGTGAAAACTTAGCCATTTTTATTCTCCTTAATCGTTTCCACCAAACAAACCACCTAGACCTGTTCGTGCTAACGCTGTACCAAACCCGCCAGCAATACCTGCCTGTCCTAGACCTGCTTGCAACAGTGCCTCAAGACCTGTAGCATAAGTCTCACCGTAACCAGCAGCTTGAGCCAGTTGTGTTTGACGCGCAGCTTCTGCAGCAGTCATTCCCGGAGTCAAAGCATTCAACAACTGTGCTTGAGGAACGTAACTACCAGCTAACATGCCTTGTCCAAGCTGTGCATCTTGCATCTGCTCTTGTCTGGCTTGCGTCATTGCTGAAAGCATTGCATTAGCTTTAGCTTCTTCTTGGGCTTTAGCTAACGCAAGCTGCTCTGGAGTGCCTCCAAACTGGGCTGTACGCACACCTAAACGACCTTGAGAAGCTAGACGCTGTTCTTGTGCAAGACGTTGACGCTCTTCTTCAGGAGTCATTGTCTCACGCATACGGTCATAAATAGCTTGCTCTCTGTCTGCTGTAGGCATCGCGGCTGACTCAAAGAACTGACCTGCCCGACCAAACATAGCTTGTTGAAAAGCTTGCTCTTCAGGAGAGGTTGTAAGATCAAAAGACATACCGTCTTCGCCTACGTTCATACCAAACTGACCACCTGTAGCGCTTGTGACAGTATACGGTCTGAATTCTTGCATTTCCTTAAGAGTGTCTGCAAGACCGCCCGGGTCTGACATTTCTTTATAAGCGCGTTCGCCTATTTTTCCAACATCTTCATAACCTTTTTTGGCAAACAGAAGACCTGCAAGAGCAGCACTGCCTCCAAAAAGATCATTTAAATCTAAGTCATCAAACATTAATATGTACCTCCGTCAATCGTTCCTGTTGACAGTGTGCCTGTAAAATTCAGCGCAGGAATGGTTACTGTCCCTGTAAATGTTGGTGATGCTGTGTTTGCCTTCGTAGCAATAGCTGTAGAGATAGCATCAAACTCTGTCTCAAACTCAGCACCTTTAATGATTTTACCACTGTCTCCAGAAGGTAGACTGTCTTTAGCGGCAAAGTCAGTAGTTTTACTATAGTTACTCATAGTATTTTACCTTTTAGTACTAATACGTTAATTTCTTGAAGAGACAAAGCAAAACCATTAATATCTGCCTCCAGACCGATAGTAATAATACCGCCTCCTCCTGTTGCGTTAACAGCTCTACGTGACGTTAGTTCACCACCAGTAAACTCTGCTACGTTAAACTCAGATTCGCTGTAGAAAGCGGGTTGTTGATTACCTACAGTAAACTCTGCAGTTCTGTAGAACGAGTCAAAGTCATAAGCCCACTTAAGAAACACTGTGGCACTGTTAGCACCTACTAATGTGGGCCTGATTTTTTTAACTCTTTTTAACATCGAAGGATCACCAAAAGTTAATCCCGGACTGTAATACTTAAATCTATATTTGACACCGTCATCACTGAAACCGTCGTATTTACCAATACCTTTACTGGTACCAATTAAAAGAGTGCCGTCTTCTTTTCTAGTATAAGATGAAAACCCTGTACCGGGCCAACGAGTAACACGATACGCACCTTTTTCTACAGTACCTCGTACATCAAAACAAAAAGTTACGTCTTGTTGTACAAAAGTTAGTAAATAAAACCCTTCTTCTGGACTGTAAGCTGTACGATAAAATTCATTTTCGTTTCTTAATAAATTAATAATGTCTTTAGTAATCGTATTAGACAAACTAGATATAGGTAATGATTTTTCTTGTACGGTTCTTCCAAAACTTTTTAAACCAGTGTGTGATAAAAACAAGACATCTGTTCCTGTATGCTGAACAGTGTCACGATCAACACAACCAACACCTACTACAGTATCAGACAACGACATTGTTTCTGGAGCTTCAGCGCCTTGGTATACAACAATGCTGTGCTTACCAAAAATAATTAATAATCCGTTATGTGCAGCTAACGCAACAATTTCATCATGACCGTCAGGCCATACTTTTGAAATATCAATAGAACCGCTAGTGCCACCAGACCAGTCATGACCAATTAAAAGGTCAGACCAATAAATGGTAGACTTGTTAGCACCAAAGTCTGCTGCCCAGAGCCTTCCATAAGCCGCTAGTACCTCATTACCATAAATAGCAGAGGTAACACCAGCAGCACCAGAAACGCTACTGAGCGTGACTACAGAGCCTCCTGCGTTATCATAAACAAGCGGTTGAAAGCTACGTTGAAAGAAATAGATCTTGTCGTTAAAGTTGACCATCTTCCAATTATCAGCATTAATTGTATAACTACCGGGTGTTTCATCCGCTAACGTAGTTGTGCCGCTCATGATTTTATTGTTACCGACAGAAAAAACTTTAGTATTTCCAGCGTCGTCTTTAAATTCTTTTATTGCTCGTACAGTACCGCTACCAAGAACTGTTTTGTTTGTTGTAATAACATTATGACCCTTACGCGCAGCAATACGACCGCGTTTGTCAATCACTGCGTTATCAGCAATCTCAGCAAACGAAGGGTCTTGTGCCAGCGGAGAATCTTCTGTATTGATTCCCTTAAAAGCTGGTGCAACAAGATTAATACTGTTAAGTTGTTGTGCCATATTTTACCTCAAGGGGTATAAAAGATTACTTCTTCTGGGTGCTTCTGAGCATCTAAAGAAATAGCATCAGATAAATACTGGTTAGCAATAGTGAAGTATTCAGAAGCAGAAGTGCCTCCTGTTTCACCACGTTCACGGGCTAACAAAGCTATAGCTAGGTGCATTACAGGCATAGTGGGTACTGTTAATTGATCGCTATTTGTAGATAAATCAGCACTACGCTGAATGCAGTTAAACCGAATCGTATACTCTTTTTCAGGTGTAGGGTAAATATCAATTTGAGTATCACCGTTACTGTCAACACCGTTGTATGTATAGTACGTAGGCGCGCTTTTTCTTGGGTCAGATATTAAATAAGCTTCGTCAAAAAACGTTGCTGGTCTGTATTCCATAAACAAGTTAGCAGTATCATTAATTACATTAAGCGCTTTAATTCTGTTTTGGCTACCTGTAAGTACGTAATTAAAAATATCAGCAGTAGTTGTAATTGTTAATGTTGTACGTAACGCAGACCAATCCCACGAATCTTCTACAATACGTTTAGCATCATTAACAAAATCACCAACCATTTTACTGTAAGTGCTTTCTTGTACGGAAGTTACTTCATCTTCTCGCATCCTGCGTAGTACATTGTTTACTATATTTAAATATGTCATAAGCACCATCACTTTAGGCTAAATAAACTTCTTTTAATTACATTGTTAAGTTCTTTCATATAATCTTTTTGCGGAGGCTTTACAGGGACAACAGGGTCTAATTGATATGTTGTTCCTCCTTTAAAAGGACTAAACATACCACCACCACCACCACCACCACCGCCACCGCCGGTTTCTGGTACAGGGTCTAGTTCAATAATGTCATCGTCGTCGTCATCGTCGTCGTCATCGTCGTCATCTTCTACGTCATCGTCGTCGTCATCGTCGTCGTC